AAGTACAATTTCAAAAAACTGGTGGAGGTGGTACTGTTTATGGAACTACAGCACACAATCAAACACATTTTACATTTATTAGACTAGGAGATACATAATGGATAGAGATTATTTTCAAGACGCTTTACAAACTTTTAATGGTGGCGATTGGTATGGGTGGAAAAAAAATTTTAAAGGTTTGAATAGAATGAGTTACGAAAACATTGAAATAGTAAAAGAAGGTGCAACAATGCCTAGTGAGGCAGATGTTAATACAAAAATTGCAGAATTAAAACAACAAGAAACAGACTCACAAAATAATAAAGCATCTGCCAAGAAAAAACTACAAGACTTAGGATTAACAGTAGATGAAATTAAGGAGGCATTTGGAATCTAATGGCAATAGATAAAATACAAGCAGAAAGCATAAACCTAGCTGATACTTTTGCTTTTACTGGTACTGTTACTGGTACACAAGGTCTAGTGTTAGTACATTCTTCAAGTTCATCAAGTGCAGCTAGTTCTGTGTCAATAGATAATGTATTTACAACAACTTATAATTTATATCATGTTGAGATGACATTTGACAGAAGTGATACTGCAGGAACTTATTTAAGATTTTTAAAATCTTCAGATGGTAGCGAAAGAAATAGTAATTATTATTTGACAGACCATAGACAACACACTAACGATACCACAAATGCATCAGATACCAGTAATAGTTCTTCAACATTTTACATTAATAGAGGTTCAGGTAGTGAGGCAGGACTTGATACAAGATTTTCAGCTAGATTTTTAAATCCGATGGGTAGTTCTAATACATATATGGACGCAAGTTTATATGGTTACCACGATTCTCAAAATGCACATACCTCTCATCATTTAACAGGTCATAATGATATTGAAGAACAAGTGAGAGGTTTAAAATTTGTTGCTAATAGTGGTAATATTACAGCATACAACATAAAAATATATGGGTACATAAATGCATAAAATTATAAATGGTAAAACAATAGAGATGACTGCAGAAGAAGTGTCAGCATTAGAAAAAGATAGAGAAAATGTAAATGCTGAAATAAAAGTTTTAGAAGATGCTGCTGTGAAAAAGGTTGCTGACCAAAAAACAGGAAACAAAAAACTTTTAGATTTAGGTCTTACACAAGACGAGGCAACAGCATTGACAGGATATGCTCCACCAAAGGAGGAATAATTATGGCATACATAGGTAAAAGTCCT